CCGTACATATTCCCAAGGCAGTCGATTAGCCAGCCACACATTTGTGATATCAGCGAGTACAGATCTGGTTTGCCATCTTCGTCCACACCAGCTAGCTGGGCAGCGACTGCACCGATCTTAGCGTACATTTGCGCCATGTGCTTAACTGAGTGTGTTATGTTAAAGTCACTGTGATCGACCGCCAATGTGACTGGCGTTGCTGGATCGTGTTTTATGCCGCGGGATATGCGCCTCATGAATGAGTGGAACGACGCTTTCGGCTTCGACTCTAGTGGCGTGTGCTTGTCCTCGGCAAACAAGCCTGCCTCAAGCTTGCCAACTGCGACTGTCTCAGCGAGCCAGTGCCAAACTTCATCCGGGAATAGCTGCCTCAACTCCGCGAGGTCAGTCTTTAGCACAGCCGTTGTCCTTCTGAAAGCAGGGCGTCTTGGAATGTTTCTAACGTCAGATTCGTTCACCTGGTTGATCCAGTCACGCTTTGTGAACGTTCCATCAGTGTCTAGCACAGCTAACTCTTTACCTCCACCCGTTGCGCTACCATCTGTTGAGTGGAACAAGAAACCTTCGAGGACTGCTGCCGCACGCCTATCTCTAACAGGTATCTTCAACATTACATCCCGTATAGCTTCAGCTTTCTTATCTAGCCACTCAGTGAAATATCTGTCATATTCATTAACATCAGCCAGTATGTCGTGAGTCATTCGGGTCGAGTGGTCGGGTACCGCAATCGCTCGCGCATCAACCGCCCCATCATCACCGATTTCCGCGTTATAGTATCTGCCTGCGAGCACGTTTACGTATAACACATCCAGATATGTTAGGCCTTCAATTCGCTTGAGCCAGCTCGGCAAAGAGGCCGCTCGTCTGCAGACGTCGTGCATTGCCTTGCAACGCTTGTTCCAGACACTTATACCTTTACATGCCCATCCACGTCTAACTAGAGCAAGGACCAACTGCCTGACAGGTTCACTTACTCGCATTGAGATGATGAGGGCTGCAACCATGTGCATCCCGGATCCACCACAGCCCAACAATACTTCCTGTGTATCCTCGGGGCGGTCACTCCACTTAACCAGCAGTTTTGCAAGCACTGAGTGGTTAACCCGGCTCTTTTTGTACAGCTCATCGTGCGCGAGCGGATAATGGTCCTTCAATATCGCAGATACAAGTTCAACATTACCATCTTTCGCAGCACGCAGCAACAGTGCTGTTCTCAAAACAACTCCTCCTGCCGCCAATCTCTTGTCCGCGGCCTCCTTTGCATCTGCGTTCTGTTCTACAGCACGCTTGTAGTCGTCGGCAATTCTTGTGCTATTTCTGGGTATGATGTTGGGTGCCTGTCGCTCAGTCTCGAAACCTGCCCCGAGATGCTGCTGGATGATCGCAGCGCCCACCTTATGCTCTTGTTGCTTGTTGATATATAGCCTATACACATACACTGCAATGTCACCGTCTTGCTTGGCCATCAACGCGTCACCTTTCGTTCGTTCAAGTTCTGCAAGACACGACTCCCTGTTCTGCCTTAACAACTCGCCCCGTAAACCAGCTCCGACTTGTGAAACACGGCTTCTAAGTAACTGGGTTCCGACAAACACTCCGCCACACTGTATTGGGTTTAACTGTTTGACCTGATCGTACGAGTGACATAGG